TGGCTAAGGCTTCTGCTGAACTGAAGCGCGATCTGGAAACTATCCTGTTGGCTAACCAAGGTCGTTCGGCTGGTACATCGACTGTTGCTCGTAAGTTGGGTTCGATCCTGTCGTGGATCAAGACTAACTCGGACGTTGGTTCGGGCGGTGCTGATCCTGCGACTATCGGCGTATCGACTCGTACTGACGGTACTCAGCGTACCTTCACCGAGGCTCTGCTAAAGACTGTTGTTTCGGAAGTGTATGTCTCCGGTGGTTCGCCGAAGATTCTGATGGTTGGTGCTGCTGGTAAGCAGAAGGTATCGTCATTTGCTGGTATCGCTGCACAGCGTTACATGGCTCCCGGCAATACTCCGACCACCATTATCGGTGCGGCTGACGTTTATATGTCGGACTTTGGCACGATGTCGGTTGTTCCTAACCGTTTCATGCGTACCCGTGATGCTCTAATCCTTGATCCTGAGTACGCAGCACTTGCTTATCTCCGTCCATTCCAGACTAATGATCTGGCTAAGACTGGTGACAGCGAGAATACTCAGCTTCTGGCTGAAGTTACTCTGGAAGTCAAGAACGAAGCTGCTCATGGCATCGTTGCTGACCTAGATATGTCTCTGTAATAAGTAGCAACTCTCCCCTGCCTAACGGTGGGGGAGAACTACGAAAGGATTTATGAGTAACCAGATACGGACTCAGACAGTACATGCAGACGGTGACGGTGGGATTGTCATCGAGACCAAGCAGGACATCACGGAGATTCTTGAGGCTAACAAAGCTCAGAGAGAGTTTGATAAGCAGAGATTAGGGCATCTTAACGAACTGCATCACGTCGCTAGGATTCCGTACACTGTTATTGATGACCTGAACCAACAAGGAATTATGCGAGGCTTTGCGGTTATAGACCAAGAGCGATTCGCACAGTTTCTTAATGGTACAGAACTTGGTTTAGCCTGTAAGACGTATCGAGGAACTGTATGAGAGTAGGAGTTTGCGTACCGTGTAGGGATGAGGTTCATACTGGTTTTGCTTTCGACTTTGCGAGGATGGCTGCACATGATGCGTCAGTTCGTTGCAAGGACGGTAAAGGTGGACTAAGCCTTTACACAATGCCGGGAACGCTGATTTTCGACCAACGGGAAAAGCTAGCGCAGGTTGCTTTGAGTGAAAAGTGTGACGCATTGCTGTTTATCGATAGCGACATGCGGTTCCCACCAGACATCATTGACATCTTGTTAAGCCGCAATGTGCCTATTGTTGGGGTTAATGCTACGACCAGAAGGAAGCCTGTCACACCTACGGCAAAGATGCTGACTAGGTACATGGATGGGGATACTGAGGTTCGTAAGTGGTCTAATGTAGATTCTCGCGGTAAAGAGGGAATCGAGGAGGTTACAGCGGTCGGGTTTGGTGCTGTAATGATCCGTAAGGAAGTTTTTGAGAAGACTGGTAGACCTTGGTTTGATGCTGGATGGGGTTCTAACGGTGTATGTGGTGAGGATGTATATTTCTGCGTCAAAGCTGGTTCTGAGGGCTTTCAGACGTATGTAGACCATGAGCTATCGATGCATATTAGGCACATAGGTACATACGAATATGGCTGGAAGGACTTTGAGCAGTTAGAGGAATAATATGCCATTTACTAGCTATTCGGACTTAAAGACTACGGTAGCGAATTACCTAGCCCGTAGTGATCTAACGTCGGTTATTCCCGATTTCATCCGACTAGCTGAGGAAAGGCTACGTCGAGACATTCGGACTCGGCAGATGTTGATTGTCGCAACGGCATCAACTACAGGCGGTGATTCTACTGTTGGACTCCCGACAGACTTCTTAGAGATGCGCGATATTCACCTGAACACGAATCCGGTGACTACATTGCGCTACAAGGCTCCTAATAGCTTCTACGCTGAGTCTAGGGTTACAGAGGGTGGTAAGCCTATCGACTACACGATTCTAGGCTCTGAGATACAGCTAGCACCATCTCCAGACAGTACTTACGTGCTTCAGATGCTGTACTACGGCAAGCCTCCGCTGTTGTCTGATAGCAATTCTAGCAACATCTTCCTAGCTAATTATCCTGATGCTTTGCTATATGCGTCTTTGGCTGAAGCAGAGCCGTATCTAATGAATGATGCCCGTGTTCAGACTTGGGCAGCTTTGTATGATCGTGCTGTAACTGCGATTACGAACTCTGACCAATCGAGTGAATACAGCGGTCAGCCTATGTCTATGTCTTATAACGTGAGGTAAATCATGGCAGAGATGTCAAATTATCTAGAGAACGCTGTAATTAACGCTGTTCTCCGTAACACGAGCTACACAAGCCCTACGACGGTTTATGTGGCTCTTTATACGTCTGACCCTACGGATGCGAATACTGGTACTGAGGTATCTGGTGGTTCGTATGCTCGTACTGCGGTGACGTTTGGTGCGCCTAGCAACGGTGTAACGACGAACTCAGCGAGTGTGACATTCCCAACGGCTACGGCTTCATGGGGAACGGTCAGCTATATCGGTCTGAGAGATGCGTCAACGTCTGGAAACCTGCTGTTTCACACGGCTCTGGATGAGGCTAAGACTGTTGGTACAGGTGATATTTTCACCATCTCAACAGGCAACCTTTCCGTTACGTTGGCCTAAATGCCGTTCGTCCTAAACGACAGGGTAAAGGAAACCAGTACGACTACGGGTACTGGAACGATTACGCTTGCTGGTGCTGCTACTGGCTTTCAGTCGTTCTCGGCGGGTATTGGCAACACAAATACAACGTATTACGCCATTTACCTGTCTGGATCGAATGAGTGGGAAGTTGGTGTAGGAACGGTAGGATCAGGCACTTTGAGCCGAGATGTGGTTCTACAGTCATCGAACTCGGATGCGTTGGTCAACTTCTCTGCTGGCACTAAGGATGTATTCGTAACGTATCCTGCTGATCGGGCTATTTACAAAGAAACATCTGGTAATGCAGTTACATTCCCTATTTGGGAGACATCTAAGACGGTATCTGGTGCGTATTCGATCACTAGCGGCAATGATGCTGTGAGTTACGGGGCAATAACTATAAGCACAGGAAGCTCTGTAACAGTCCCAACGGATGACTATTGGCTGGTTTTTGGTTAAGGAAAGAACATGAGTAACTTAAAAGTTCAAGGTAATGCGAGTGGTACAGGTACGCATACTTTACAAAGTGCTAACACTAACAGCAACATTACTCAGACATTGCCTGATGTTAGTGGCGTTACGTTGGGCTTTTTGAATGTTCCTCAGTCTGGTTCGGACAAAACTAGCTCATACACACTAGCGACTTCAGACATCGGTGAGTTTGTTGGCGTTGGTTCTGGTGGGTCGATTACGATCCCGAACTCGACGTTTGCCGCTGGTGACATTATCTCAATCTTCAACAACACTAGCGGAAACATCACGATTACCTGCTCGATTACGACAGCCTATATCGCTGGTACGAATACGGACAAGAATACGATGACGTTAGCGACAAGAGGTGTTGCAACGATTCTATTCATTAGTGGTACGGTTTGCGTAGTGACTGGGAATGTGTCATGAGTGGCATTATGGCTATGCTGCTTGGCAGAATGGCTGCTGGTGGCGGCACTTTTACAATCGTCCAAACCTTTACCGCATCTGGAACTTGGACTGCACCTACTGGCGTGACCGAGGTTGAGTACCTAGTGGTGGCAGGCGGTGGTGCTGGTGGACAGGGTGGCGGTTTGGGTGGTGGCGGCGGCGCAGGGGGTTATCGCACCGGTACGGGATTGAGCGTAACCGCTGGCACAGATTATACGGTCACGGTTGGCGCTGGTGGTGCTGCACAAGTTGCTGCTAGAGGACTTAACGGTGGCGATTCTGTTTTCTCGACTATTACTTCTACGGGCGGTGGTGGTGGCGGTTACAATACTCCATCTCCAGCGCAAACAGGTGGGTCTGGTGGCGGCGCTCAAGGCGACCCTGCTGGAACTGGCGCTGCTGGCAACACGCCAAGCACAAGCCCCTCACAAGGAAGCAACGGCGGCAATGGCGCAGGAACTGGATTTAATTCAAGTGGCGGCGGTGGCGGTGGTGCAAGCGCGACCGGAGGAAATGGAGTAACAAGTGGCGCTGGTGGCAATGGCGGTAATGGAACTGCGTCAAGCATTAGCGGCAGCAGCGTTACCTATGCTGGTGGGGGTGGCGGTGGTGTTGCTGGCGGTAGAACTGTAGGCTCTGGAGGCACAGGCGGTGGTGGTGCTGGTTCAAACTCTGGTTCTGTAGCAGCAACTTCTGGAACGTCTAATACTGGTGGCGGTGGAGGCGGTGGTGGTGCTACTGCTCCTTCAAGTTTTAGTTCTGCTGGCGCAGGCGGCTCCGGCATTGTCATCCTCAAGTACAACGTAGCATCACAGACTGT